GTTACGAAAAGTAGGGAAACCACCGCGCACGTTTATGGCCGGCCCGTATAAACTCCATTTATTAAAAGCGCAACTTTTTCAAGCGCAAAATCTTGCAATGGTTGATAATTTTCGTGAAATTTGGCCGAATGTTGGAGTATCTCCTCTTCGGCGTGGATGGAACGATTTGTATCATCGCCTCAAAAATCATGCTCTTAAATCGGGTATTTTTTGGGAATCCGATTTTTCGGGTTGGGATCGTTCACTACCTGCTATTTTTATGTGGGCGTGTATGTTCGTTCGTATACGATGTTGGCCGAAGTCTTCTTTAACTTCATCGAATATTGATTTAGCTCAAATGGCGTACTATTTAACTATTAACGCGTTTGTTTGGCTCGAACGAGGTGAGGTTGTTCAAAAGGATAGGGGCATGCCTTCTGGCGATGCAATGACCATTTTTGACAACTGTATCGCACACATGATTGCATTCTTTTATGTGTTGCGCAAAATCAACCCACGACTTACTTATAAAGAAATCATGCATATGTTTTTACTTTGCCTTATGGGCGATGATAACATAGGCGCTCGCAATCGTTCTTTAACAGGATGGTTTTCCACCTCCCGTTTAAAGGAAGAGTTTGGCGAGATGGGTCTCACCTTGAAATATTGTACGGAAAGTGACCAACTTGAAACACTCGGTTATCTTTCAAAAAATTTTCAAAATTATAAGGGCGTATGGTTAGCCCGTCCTGATCGAGTTAAATTACTCTGTCAGGCTGCTTTCGGAAACAAATCGATTGATCCGAAACTGATGTATGTCCGTTTATGTTCTTTGCGGATTGAAGCGTTCCCTGATCAGGAACTATTTTATTTTATGGATCGTTACACCAAACATTTTCTGGAAAGTCATAAGGAGGCAATTGTTGCTCCTGGTGATATTACTTGGAACATGATTAAAGGTGTATATCTTACTACCACCGCTATTGAGGCGTTGCATCTCGGTTATGAAAGTGGTACCGCGGGTGAATCACTAAGCCATTTTCAATTATCTTGGGACGACGTCTCTCGGCAATTTACGTTTTTATTTAACACCTGAACAATCCTTACTTGATTTGTGTAAACAGTGGCACGCACAATATGCCAAAATTTCATCACACCGATGTCCGTTCTGCGGAACACAAAAAACAAATGAGCGAAGTAAAGCGCATAAAGAAACTCGAACGCAAAATCGGGAAAAAGAACGCGCCAAAAGGAAAACCGAAAAAAGGAAAATCGGGCAAACAAAAGGGTCCGGTAACCCACGGTAAGTCAAAAGGACAAATGAGTTATAAAGGTTCCGTTGAACCACTCGAAGAGGCTTTACCGAAAATAACTTCTAGTTCGGATGGAAAATTTGCTGTTTCTATGCAAAAAGTAATTAATCCTGGTGTTCCACCGTTAGCTACTCCTCCGACAACTTTTCCAAATTTGAATGATGGCTTTTCGAATCGATTAGCTCAATTGGCGCAACCTTGGCGTCGCCATTCACCGCGTTGGCTTGAAGTTGAACTTCAGTCACGTGCTGGAGGTTTTGTGAATGGGTTGATGGGCATATCGTATGTTTCATCCTGTAAAACATTGCCCCCAACGACTTTGGAAGCTGCAAAAATGATGCCGCACGTTTGCGTTAAAGTGAGTCAATCCACGAAGTTCAAATTACCGATTAAACGTTTGGAATCGGGGAAAAATCAGAATCTTTTAGTACGTCGAACGACACCGGCTGGTGTTGAAGTTGATGGAACAAGTGATTTAAAGACCACTTTTGATTGGGACACATACGATAATGGATACTTTGTCGTCTGGAGTGATGGTTGTACTAAAGCCGACGGTACGGCTGCAGCCATTCCTGTTGCTGACGTGTGGATACGTGGTTCGTGGTTTTTGACGGAACGTGTTGACGTTGCGGCTCCCTCAGTCTCCTTTTCTACCGGTCCCTTGATGGATCAATATAAAGTGACTAAAGCTTACACGAGTACTGCAACTGGTGACCAAACGATTTCGGATGTAGAAATTTTACCTTCGGCCGTTTGGCCACAACAAGCGGCGAGCAATTTAGGTTCGAGCATTTCCAACGTGAGTGCTGGTACCTGGGAGATTACTTTTCCTGTTGTTGGTGCGTACATGATCGCGTTGCAACTTTCGGCGCGTGAAGTAGATCCTGGTTATCTCTTTTATTTTCATGAATCGAATACTGATGTGAACTTAGAGGACCATTTGACCGATCCATTATCGTTATTATACGACATTAGCACCGGTGACACTTATCGTACGGCGACTTGCTTTGATACCGGAAACGCTCCGTTATGTGGTTCGATTGCTCGATTCGCCTTTATTGAATGCAAAGATGTGGCTGATAAAGCGCGTATAAGTATGCAGCACGCTACGAGTACGATAAACCGTAGTGCCCCTCCATCCGGAGTGGGTCAATTGGGTTTCGGGTGGGATTTGTATGTCTCATTAATCCCTACGGCTTTTATTCCGTCCGCAGTTTCTGATAAACAAAAATTACTTTTGTTAGAACAGAAAGTTAACAATATGGTTGCACTTGAGAAAAAGATTGATCTTATGTCCGCGGCTGGTGAGCGTGATCGTAAACGTGAATTCGATAGGGTTATTCAACCATCGAATCGATCGCAGAGCGAGACACGAAAAGAACGACTTAAATTGGCAATTGCTGGTGAATTATCACCTACTCCCAGCATTATTGATGATTTGAAGAAAAATTACGTCAAAGTCGATCAAAAAGATGAGAAAACGGCAAAGAAATGAATTGCTAAACTTTGTTATTCTTGTGGTAATATTTACCCAGATAATAAAATTCTTGAACACTTACACTGTAATAAGTGTGAAAGTGAACTGATGCCATATGAATAGATTAGTGTGACGGCTGGGTAATTCCAGGACCGGGTACATGAAAATTCCTCTATGCAGTTCATTTGTATGATAAACTCGCAGAGTAGATCCCGAATGTGGGAAGAAGTCGAACTGCTTGTAAAAAGTTTCCGAATAGTGCAGAACGGATGGTGACATCCCGCTACCTGCGAGACGAAAC